ATGTCGGGGTTAAGGGGACGCATTGATGGAAATTCCGTCGTTTTCCGATGAACAGGCTTCGACCGCGCAGGATCAACCGACTGCCGCTACTCCTCCCCTCCTCCTGGGGGCGCAGACGCCTGCGCGGCCGAACCCGGTTCTGGGAAAGCCTCTAACTGCCAAGCAGCAGACCATCTACGACCTCTCCCGCCCGTTTTCCGAAGGCGGGCAGGGCAAGAAGCGCATCGAAGTCGCTGCGATCATGGGGATTTCAGTGCCGGTGGTTTCCAAGACCCTCGCGGTGGTCTACCGCAAACTCGGGTTTGCGAAGCGTCCGGGATCCAGATACAGGCTTACCGAAGTCGAGAAACCGGAAAAGGCGGCAGCCATCATTGACGCCATCACCGAGCCAGAAGCCCTCGTCAAGCTGAAGCAAGCCTACAAGGAGTGCGGGCTGCCAGAAGGCGTGAGTTCGCGCCTGTTGAGTCGCTTGAGGACCAAGTATTTCGGCGCCATCACGCAAACCAGGAATCTGAAGGCATCGGAGATCGCGCAGCTATTCAGCGAGAAGATTGACCTCGCAGCAAGATACATGGACGACAAAACCGCTGGGGAGGCGAGTTTCAGAGATTTGGCCCTTGCCGCTACCGCGATGGCGGAAAAGCGCCAGTTGATGCGTGGTGAACCCACCCAAATCATCAGCGACCATGAACGTGCCAAGCTCCATGAACTCGTACCATTACTAATACAGGAAGCCCAGCGCCGCGGATTGACGGTAGAAGGTCAGGTTTTGGAGAAGGTCAGTGGACCTGCTTGATCTTCAGCCAAGCGGTGTTCACACCCTCACGGACGAGCAGTTACGGTCATTGCTCGCCACTACCGTCCAGATCACGCAGCAGGACCGGAAAGAAAATCAGATCAAGTGGTACAAGCCGGTTTCTCCTAAGGCGCAGCAGTTCCATGAGTCCAAGGGCCGGGTTGTGGCGGCCGGCGGCGGAAACGGCAGTTCCAAGACCACAGTGATGCTTGTTGAAGTCGTGATGTGCGCGACTGGCATCTTCCCTGACTCTCAGAAACATTTGATCGAGCAGAAGTTCCGGGGGCCGATTCAATGCCGAGTCACGGTTGAATCCTTAACCACAGTCCTAGAGCCCATCATCCTTCCTAAGCTCCAATGGTTTCGCTGGTCTGGTACGGATCGCCCCGGTGGAGCAAGAGGACACTGGGGGTTCGTGCCGAAGTCCTGCCTCATAGACGGCGAATGGGACCGCAGCTACTCCAACAAGCTGCGCATACTTAGAGTGTTGTGCCGCGATCCGCACAACCCGGAAAAGATTCTAGGAGAGTCAACTATTCAATTTATGTCGCTCGATCAAGATTCGACCGACTTCGCTTCCGGCGACTTCCACATCTGCGCGCATGACGAACCGCCGAGTTTGCCGATCTGGCGGGAGAACGAAGCCCGGACGATGCGCGTTGACGGCAGGATGCTCTTGGCGATGACGTGGCCGGATGATCCGAGCATCGCGGTGGACTGGCTATACGATGAAATCTATGAACCCGGCAGGTCTGGGAATGACCCGACGATCACCTGGATCGAGCTCTGGACCACGGAAAACCCGCACCTGAAGCAAGAGGCTGTCGCAGCCCAGGCCGAGAAGTGGTCAACCGAGATCACGAACGTCAGGATTTACGGCAGGCCGATCAGATTCTCGAACCGGATTCACCCTGACTTCACGCACGACACTAAGACGTGGTGCTTTGCTTGTGGGAAGTCTGTGGTCAGGGTGACGACTCCCAAGCCATCCTGCGGCATCTGCGGGAACGAGAACATCGCTGAGTACAACCACGTCGAGGATTTTGCTCACTCGAATACGTGGCCGACCGTATACCTGCTGGATCCGCACCCCAGGAAGCCTCACTACATGATCTGGGTGCAGGTAGACCCGAACGATGACTGGTGGATGATCGCCGACAAGCAGGTTGAGGGCGACTGCGTGGAAACCCGGGATGCCGTGTTCAAGTTGGAGAAGGAAATGGGCTTGTTCGTCGCGCAACGATGGATGGACCCGAACATGGGAGCGAGTCCTTCGGGACAGAAACGCGAAGTCCCCTGGCAGGACGAGTTCAATAGTTCCGGCCTGAAGTGCGACCTTGCGAGCGATGTTGATGTTGGTAGGTCGAGGATCAACCAGTACATGAAGCCGGACAAGGACACGCTGCGCCCGCGGATCAAGATTCACCAGCGTTGCAAGGACACCATCTACCAGCTGGAACGCTATTCGTGGGCGGACTTCTCCAAGAACG